GTATTTTGCCAGATATTAAGCTCGACATTCCTACAGATATTAAGCTCGACATTCCTACAGATATTATCCCCGACATTACGCCAGACATTATCCCAAATCTGCTCTTCGATATTCATTTGAAACTTTTGTATTGATGCCTAACTTTATCCGCTACATTGCGACAGACATTCTGCCTGACATTGCGTAAGACATTATCCCCGACATTACATCTAACAGCATAACTGATATTAATAAAGTTTTTACACCAAATTTTTTGACTGATAATAAAGACATTACTCCAAATCTGTTCCTCTATATTCATTTGATACTTTTGTATTGACGCTTAATATTGTCTCTAACATTATCTCGAACATTGTCTTGAGTATTAATCCAGACATTATTTAATACATTACCCCAGACTTTATCTGAGACATTATCTGAGACTTCATCACTGACAATATTTGAAACATTATTTAATGTGCCATCCAAAACATTATTATAGATTTGCTCTTCTAAAGTCATTTGATGCTTTTAGATTGACGCTTAACATTTTGCCAGACATTACGCTTGACACTATCCCAGGCAATCATTGATACATTATCTCTGATTTTATCTCGGACACTACCCCAGACATTATCAACGTAAATACTTTCGAGCTCACGCCAGATTTTTTCAGTGCCATTAACAACATTATCCCAAATCCGCTCATCAATATTCATACTCTTGGATGCGTTTGTATACACTTCTAATGTTATTGTATGTATTGTCCCATACATTATGTTCGACGCTGTACCGTACACTATACAGGATATTATTGTCTATATTGGTCCAAATATCGCTTAAGATACTATACTTGATATCTCCCCAAGCATTACTTCTGATATTATTCCAGATGTGCTCTCTGTTATTCATATATGTCTTCTGCTGATGTATATTGATACAACTCAACATTACGGCCGACATTGCGTCCGACCCTATCTCTAATATCACGCAAGGCCTTATCTCTGACCTCGCGGAAGGTATTATTTGCTACACTATACCAGAGATTGTCCCAGACCCTACATCTGACCATATATATCGTGTCGTCTTCAATAAGTTCTTTAGTAGTCATAAATCAAAAACTCTGGACTTTCGAATCAAAAATCCTGATAGCACTCCAGATATTATCCCAGACCTTGTCTCCGACATTACATCTGACATTGCGCCAGACATTAGTATTAACATCATTATCGACCTTATCGCGAATCTTATCTCTAAGATTTTCGTAGACGATATGCCGGAGATCAGTTCCAATCTGCTTTCTAATATTCATACTTTGCTATTTTTCGTATTAAACTTTACTACATTATGAACATTAAATCGGGTAATAATCTTTACCTTGCTATGGACATTATTCCAGACATTATCACTAACGCTCGTCCAGGCTTTTTCGCAAATGCCGTCCCAGACATTGCGCCAGACATTATCGTAGACTTTTTGGTATACATCATCCCAAGCCTGCTTTTCAATATTCATACTCTGTTTCTTCGAGCGTTAAGTTTAACATTGAGTCCAATACTGCTCCAGATATTATTGCTAACTGTCTCAGTGAGATTGGCAAGGACTTTAAGCCGGACTCTCTCGGCGATACTATCTCTGACATTGTTGGCAGTTTGTCTGTTCACAATATTTTGAGTTTGCAAACAGACACTATATTGAATCTGTTTATTAATGCTCATAGACTACGATAGCGCATTTCTTGGTCAACAGCAGCCTCCAGCCTATCATATAGACCTCGGGCAGCGGCCGCTCGCTCCATAGCAGTAAGGCGCTCACTCGTTAGAGCATGAAGCCTCATCAAAATATCGTCTGACGCGTCTTGCAAGATTTCTTCAAAGATGTCGTAAAAGTTTTCTTCTTTCATATTATTATTATATCAGAGTTCCCGTGCGGGAGTTATAGTTTGTTCTTGATAAGAAACGACAATACCTTTTACATTGCCTCTAATATTGGACCACACTCTTGCTCTATTAAACATAACTCTTTCATAGATATGGTCGCCGATATTATCTACAACAATGCTCATAAGTTTTTTTCTGACATTGCGTCCTACTCCAAAATATATATCAGTATGAGCGACTTGAATAATCTTCTCTGAAAGCCTAATAGGCCTCTTTGCGGCTTCTTTATTCATAATATACTTCACAGCCAATCATTCTCGCGCTCCTGACCTTCTTTAAGGAGGTTAAGACGTATTTTAGCATCTCCGAGCAAAAAGTTATCTCTCATAGTAAACTGATAACCCATCGCGGTAGCCTGCTCGCCAGCGCTAACAAACGCTTCCAGAATGTCGATTGGGGTCTCTTTGAAAAGACTATAAGATTGTCCCATTGTCTCGCACTCTTGAAGTCTCTCAGTAAATACAGTTGAAGTCATTTTCATATTATTATTATATCAGAGTTCCGTTCCGGCGCCAATATATACTTACTGTATCTTTTTACGTTTTATAGCGCCGCCAACGTTCCGTAAAACAATATTTCCGGGAGCGCGAAGACTAAATGAAACCATTAGGGCTGCCTGCTCGGAAGCATTATTGTCAATAGCATTTTCCAATCGCGCGATAATGTTGTCTGACGCCTTATCCCAGACATTCCAAAAAGTTAAGTCAAACAGTTTCATATGTATGATTTTATTGTTCTGAGCACTCTGTTAGGGGTAAATAAAAGACTTTTATTCCAAATCTCCCAAAGCAGAATAGGCTCTACTTTATCATGGCAACTGCTGTACAACTGTCTCGCTACAGTAGTCTTTGCGTCGACGAATATCTGGTCAGCGATAGATGATGTATTATTATTTTTCATTCAACTCTGTTAAAATAAAAATAAAAAGCAATAGCAGACTAAGAACGACACTTGAAAATACAATCTCAAACATAAAGCACTAATATTGTAATGTGCGGATCGACACCCTGCTCTCAGGAGAACAGAGGCATGATTGGGTGCCCTTCGGTGACAATCTGATCCGTTTTCGGATCGCGAGTATGACCTGCCACGAGGAACGGGCGGCCGGACGGCGCGTAAATCACCTTGTTGAGGTCAAGTCCCATCGCGTAGGCGATGGTGGCATTGAAGTCCTTGGCTTCGACTGGATTCTCCTTCACCGCGATACCCTTCTCGTCGGAAGATCCGTAGACTTGGCCACCGGTAATGCCACCGCCAGCGAACATGGTCGAGAACACGCGTGGGTGGTGGTCTCGGCCGCCGTTGACGTTGATCACCGGGGTCCGGCCAAACTCCGTCCCGACGCAGATAAGGGTCTTCTCGAAGAGTCCGTCAGCTTTGAGATCATCGATGAGCGAGGCGAGGGCTTGGTCGAGCTGACCACCGGTCTGCGGGATCGCATTCCAGAGGTCGTTGTGCATGTCCCAACCGCCGGAGACGACTTCGACGAAACGAACGCCGGAGCTGACAAGGCGCTTGGCAAGCATCGCGCCCTTGCCGACGCGGGTGTTGCCGTAGCGTTGCACCTTTTGGTCGTAGTCCTTCTCCTTCATGAGATCGAAGGTTTCGAGGTCTTCGCTCTTCATGAGCTTGAGGGTTTCCTCGTAAAACTGGGTGTAGGCCTTCACCTCGTCCGTCTGGAACTTGCGACGGAACGCTTCGTCGAAGGTGTTCATGAGATCGAGACGCTTGTCGAAGAGGTCTTCACCCACGCCATCGAAGGGACGCGCGTTTTGCACCCCTTTATCCGGATCACCGATCGGGAGGGGGGCGAGAGCGGGACCAAAGAAGCCGGCGCCCGGGTGCTCGCCGCCGCCGCCGATGACGACGGAGTCGGGGAGGGTGTCGTGTTTCTTGCCAAGGAGAGTCTGCGCCCAAGGACCCATGGAGGGGTGGATGATGGTGGCACGGGGCTCGTAGCTGGTGCGCATCCAGTAGGCACCACCGCGGTGGTCGCCCGTCTTCTGCGTCATCGAGCGGATCACGGCGATGTCCTTGAAGCGCTTGGCGAGTTCGGGCATGAACTCGGCGAGTTGGACGCCTGCGACACCGGTGTCGATTCCCTTCGTCGCCCCACCGGTTTCAGTGCCGGGCTTGGGATCGAAGGTCTCCATGTGGGTCATACCGCCCGACATGTAGAAGAAGATGACGTGCTCAGCCTTGCCTCCACCGGCAGCGCGAAGGGGCTTCGCGGCGCCAATGGGCAGGACGCTCACCCCGAGGGCGGTTTTGGCTGCGCGCGCCACAAATTGGCGGCGGCTCAGTTGGTCGAGTCGGTTCAGTGCGTCTTTCATTATTGTATTGTAGTTAGTATTAGTCTCGAACATTACGAAGAGCCTCGCTGAAGTAATCATACTCCTGCTGGAAGCCGAACTCGTAAGATCCGGGAGCGATATCGATCGAGGTATGACGATCGGCTTTGACACATCGAATCTGAGTCGGAATCGAGTTCTTCATAAAGAGCTTCCCGCCGGGAGACTCGAAGAACTGAACCCCTTCAAAGAGGTCGACGACGTGATGATTGCCAGTCACCTCGGAATCAGCGACGATCATATACCCTTGAGTCGTATTAGGACTCTTAAGCACAGCATCGTTAGGGATTTTACCAGGGGTGACAATACACTCACCGTGAAGAATACATTCGTTGTTTTTCATATCTATACTTATATTATAATCTAGTTCCTTATCTTTTCTACTTTTGTTTTTTATTACGCAATACCAGCAATCTTCAGTTCACGTCCGCCAAGTCGCTCCTTAACAGCATCGGCCAGCGTTCGACATTGCGGAGAGACCGCCTCAACGTGAAAAACTCCCGTGGTCAAGTTTGTCATACGAAGATGCGGAGCATATCGAACACCCTGAAACAAGCAAGCCATATCCCACAGTTCATACTCAGACTTACTCCACCACACATCGTCATACTTCTCGTAGGAGTCAACCTTCTTGCCAAGCTCGAGCATTCGCTCGACCCCGAACTTGCGAACAAACTCAGTCTTTTGATCAGCATTCTTGATAGTATTATAATGCTTCAAGTCAAGCTGCTCACCCGGAGTAACCGCAAGATACTCATCGACCATAACTCCGTTAAGAGAATAAATCTTGAACGGCCCATGACCCTCATACTCAAGCGCAGGAGCGCCATCGCAATGAAGTTGATTCTCTTCGTTAAGTTTAATAACGCTCGGCTTCTCAGAGACGATACAGACATTTTCGAGCGGATAAATCAGACCAAGCTTAGTCGTCTCTTCCCACATATCGTAGAGATTACGCAGATCGTTCGGGATCTCAATCTTCAGCTCGTTAAACATAAAGTCATAGAACGAGAAGACAGAGACAAAGAACGAACCTTCTTGATACGGAAAGACCGGATCACCAACTTCGATATCTCGCTCACCCTTCGGCGTATTGAAGTAGTTATCAACACGCGCTTGAAGGTCATCAGGCGCAACTCCATTAGCGGCATAGTTGCAAGCAACCCAGCACTCGTTAGGATTCTTAAGAATCACGACAGGGGTCGTCGGACGCTCCAGAATATGCTTCTGGAAGTTATGAACGATACGCTCCGTCTCCTTCGGATCAAGGCGATCAGTATTAAGACCAATCTTGGTCCATTTAGCTACGTACTCAGGAAACTTAGCCTCCTGCTCAGCAGTCAGTTTTTCAATCTTACTCATATTTATTTTAGTTTAGTTTAGTTTAAGTTTTGCTCTTCTCTTTTATTATATTAAAGTTCCTTATTACCTTCTTCCGCTTTTTCAATAACAGCCAGCGGCTCTTCTGAAGTCCTGTACGGTTCGTCATAGTTAACTCCCGTCATCTCACTCCAGTTGCGAGGGGAATCTTTCGACTCAACATAACCTTCCTCAATAGCATAGCCCCAAGAAAGTTCATGCCGGAAAGTCTGATGAAGGTCCCAAGCAATCTTAGAGATAGAGGGAGTACAATCATGCTTAATGCCGAGCGAACTACCCCAACCATTTACATTGTTGTGAGTATACTTTGAAATAATCTTACCAATAGCATCCAGATCATCGTTATAGTCTGAATAGTTTAAGTTCGGGCGGAGCGGTAGTTGATCAAAAGCATTACGCCATTGACCCATACCGAGCCGAGCAATAACCTCAGTCGCAACAGAAAGGGTCGATAGTTGTCTCTCAGTTAGTTCTACTTTGTATTTCTTCATACTATTATTATATCAGAGTTCCCTTTCGGCAAAGAGTTTTACATTTTGAAAAATATTATTATTACGCGTCATGTTGTTGGTGTTGCTATGGACATGGTCCCAGACATCTTCGTTAACAACATGCCTGACCCTTTTATAGACTTTAAGCCATACCTTGTCGCTAACTGGAGTATAAACTTTACAACGGACAGATTGTTTAATATTTCTCACATCATTATTATATCAGAGTTCCTTTAAAACATTAATGTTTTAAAGGAACGTATCTTCGAAACATTCTCCCACCCCTCACCGTTCCAAAGGTAATGATACTGAGTATCCTCTTCAGACAGAACTTGTTCCAGAGATTTATACTCTCTCGCGCTCGTGCCCGACTCGCCGCGATCACGGCCATACGCTACAGTAATATTCCTCTGAGGCTCTTCAAAGGTATGAATACACCCCGCTGGGATATCTACCTCTTCCGCTACACTAGACACATCTCCGAGAGCAACAAGCTTCTGAGTTTTGTTCTCGTCTTGATAGTTCTCTTGAAGCGTCTTGAGAAGGCCGTCAGGGTACCCGTCCCAGTGATTATAGATAGCATGATAGCTATCTCCCTTCTTAGCAATGATTGTGGCTGTTGTTCCCATATTAAAAATATTAAAAGTTAATGTCGCTTCCGTTTACTACTGCCCAGAGTTTATCTTTCTTATAGACCGTAATAATAAACTCTTGATTACTCATCGCAAGCCGCTCAACCACATCAAAGTGAGGCAGAATACAAGCAGAAAATCCGTCTTGCAAGCGCCTAGTAAAAGCGCTGGGAGAGGATAGAGACTCGAAAAGCGTAAAGCCGTCCCCAAAGTCTTCACATTCGTCATGAACATAAATATCGTAAAACGAACTACTAATGTAGTCGTAGATTTCTTTAACAGTGTATGTAATATTAGTTGTTTGTTTCATTTTCTTTATTAGTTATTAGTTTGAGGAGAGTTATGATATCGGTCTTCTGTAGGCGTCATTCGCTTGCGGAGCGCTCGGACGGCATCATCAGCCGCCATGTCGGGCGTATTACTCTCTTCTTCACCCCACTGGAAAGTATCGCAACTAACAGCAGGGGTTTCAGTTCGCATCGCAGTCTGATAAATGCCCATCCAGAAAGACATTTCAGTTTCACTTTGAAATAAAATACGTTTTTTCATTGTAAGTATATTATATTAGAGTTCCTTTTTATAAAAATGCCTAAGGCGGGACTCGAACCCGCGATAGCCTGCGTGTAAAGCAGGTGCTTTGGCCACTAAGCTACTCAGGCGTATTAATATTATTACTCGCATGCTCAGCATAAATCTCTGAGCAAAGGTTCCATGTCATTCCCATCGCAGTCATCGCGATGATTCGCTCGCTACCGCTGTAGTTTTCGCACCAGCTCATTAGCTCGTCTACATTTTTGGGAGTGTAAAACATTCCATTAATACTAAAGATATTTTCTTCTTTCATACTATTATTATATCAGGGTTCCTTTTTCTTATAATGTTCAAAAACAGATGCTTTTACATTCAACGCCGCGGGCACTTGAAGGTTGCCCATAGTATCTCGCCAAGTCTTCCATACAACAGCTTCATCAATACCGTCCCATACACGAGACCATACATTATTCCATATAGCATTTCTTACGTGGGATTTAATCCTGTTCATTTTTACGAGAGCCATGCTCTGCCAGCCAATCGTTAGAGCAATCAAGATGAACATCTACCATCTTAGATACATCCTCAGAAAAATTTGTGAGTAGCATACCTTCAAGATACGATACAACACTGGTATCGGCATATCTTCGTCGAAGATTTTCAATAAGTTTTTTTACTTTTTCAGAATGAGTCATTTTCAGGATTTGAGTTAGGGTTAGACCATCGATAGGTGGATTCGCCATAGCTGTTTAGGCTAATAACTTCAATATGCTCTACATCTTTATCTTCCTTGAGATTATTAACAGTCATAAAGACATCGTCAATATCAAAAATCTCTTCGAAGGTCTTACTACTATCCCCTCGCCATGCCAACGCAATATATCTATCTTCCATATTTGTATTATACAAAAGTTCCTTAAACCTCTGAGCGGCCCATCACTCGATGAACCCCAGAGCCGCGACCAGTATTACGACCATAAGGGTTATAGCGACGATGCTCAGAAAACTGCTGAGGAGATAACACTTGAAGGTCGCCGCCCGTTTTATGCGAAAAGACATTTACGCCACGAACTTGCGGCACACGCTCAGCGCATACCCGGCAGTAGTTATAGCCCGCTTCAACACGAGCCTCAGACACCTTATTAAAGCAATGAACACATTCCATATTAGTCAAGACAATGAATAGTCAACGCATAGCAAACGGCTTCCTTAAACACATTCTCAGGGATACAGCGAATAATCTCAGTAGCAACAGCATCCCCAAACTCAGTCCGCACACTCTCAAAGAGAGGAACAGAACATCCGGAATAAGTTTCAAGACCATGCTTCTCAAGAAGACGGTCAAAATCAGTTATATTGAACATAGTAGTTGTTTCGATTTTCATATTATTATTATATTAGGGTTCCTTTTTAAAAATATTTCTGCTATAAGTTTTCAATGGAGCAGGAGTTTCTTTTAAGATACTATTATCGCAGTTTCTTGCTATCATATCCCATACTTCATATCCAAGCTGATAATGGCTTGCGGCATAGATTGGCTCAATAAGTTTATCTTCAAGAGACGATATAACTTTGTAATATATTTCCGATAGCATTCCTCAACTTACTTTACAGCCTCTTTACTTTTTCTACAAAAAGTAAGCACATTACCCCTCACCGCGATGACGCCACTGACCTCTACAGACTGTAAAAGATTTAAGGCACTGCTCCAGACTGGCTCTTCTATACCGTCCCAAGTCTTCCTCCAGCATTTAGAACGGACATTATCCCAAACCTTATCCTCTATATCCTTATCTATAACATTATACATTAGAAAGAGATGAGAGCTAAATCACTCGCGGCATCACTCGCATTCCGGTCCATACACACATACCCTTGAGCAGGATGCCATTTTACTCGAGCAGTCTTCCATCCAACTACTTCGGCCGAGGCCTCTCGAAAGGAGACAAAGCTACCTTTCTTTCCGAGCCCTCCTTCACCAATAGCGTTAATAGTAATATTTTTATCTAGTAGATGAATATATTTCAGAGCCATATCATTACAAGAGAGATTAACACAGAGATTAGCAGCACCCCGATAGTGCCACCGAGTAGCATAAGGAAAAACCTTTCGACATCCTCTCTCATGATACGTCAAAGTGCTTCATCATCACGCAAAGGAGGTTATTATAATCACCCGACATTGCTTCCTTAAGCAGGTCATCAATTTCAGGTTTACCCCAGCCAGCTTTCTTTGCGGCTTGTCTTGCTTTACCCATGATAGCAAACGCGTTGCCATCTTGGCCAGTTAGTTTCAGTTTAGGCTTCATTAAAAATCTCTTCAATAGTCAGTTCTTCTTCTCCAAAAGGAATACAATACATATCCCACCCAGTCGATTGATCAAAGTTATCTCTCGTAGCAAGGACCGTTCCTCCATCCCTCCACGATGAACCATCGCTCTCACCGCGAGCAATATTCACCGCTTCTTCTGTAGACTCGGCCATTACATATACGATATCCTCGATTGCTACTTTATATAGTTTTTTTAGATTATCATTCATACAGTTATTAGTTCATCAATATCCAAGCACTGAAAGTTTACACCATCATACTCCATTTTAGAAGAGGTATGAAAATGTCCAAAATACCATGCTTTAATATTATTCGTTTCTTTAATAAGATTATATGTAAGTTCCATATCCTTTCCTTCTTTCAGCAAATCTTCTGAAAGGGATCGGTCTACATTAATAAACTGTTCGATGAAGATGTTCTTGATACTGCTCAATGGTTTCGCAAACATAGGGCATGTATGAGATACCACATAATCGCATCCCTCGACACTCTTAAGAAAGTTTTCGTTGTATGAATATTCTTCTCCATACCACCAATCTTCATTAGGCTCTCTGTAATATCTATCAACAGATACAGCGCCGCCGAGAAAGAGAAACTTTTTGCCTTCAATCATACGCGTAGTATCGCAAAGAAACTCCACACCCCCGACCTTTGTATCAAACAAAGAAGGTTTATCATGATTGCCTCTAATGACTAAAAGTTTACAGTTCTTTTCTTCAAACCTATAAGCAAGATGTTTAATCTTTTCTGAGTGAATAAACCCCGCGCCAAAGTCTCCTACTTGAATAAGAGTATCGCCTGGTTCGGCGAACTTATCGAGCCAGTCAATAAGCAATTTCGTATGACCGTGAATATCTCCTAGAATAAAAACACTCATTCTGTATTAGAGTATAGTAAAAATGGTACGCCAGGTTGGATTTGAACCAACGACCAAGGGATTATGAGTCCCCTGCTCTTACCACTGAGCTACTAGCGCTTTGTAAAAAATTCTTTCTTATTTAAATATAAGATATAATATCTCTTATTCAACTATTATATTAGAGTTCCTTTTCGGAAATATTTTCCTTAAACCCTAGCTCTTCTGCGATCTCATCTCTCGTCATATCGCACTCAAGATCTTCAATAAGCATCTTGACAAGCCCGCAAGTAAAGTGGCAACATCCCTGATAAGCATCAATTGCTTTAATCAGCTTTCTAGCTTCGGATGAATCTAACCCTCTTGCGAGTGTATCTTCGTTGATTGTGATTTCCATATTTGTATTATAACAGAGTTCCTTTTATAAAATATAAGTTGCGGGTGAAGGAATTGAACCTTCGGCTATGGATTATGAGCCCATAATGTTACCACTACACCAACCCGCGATTTTAAATTTGCTCAATAATGTCTTTAATGATTTGCTCGTAATCCTTCCTGACCTTTTCGCCGTGGACATAGTCCATAAAATCGTTCTCATACCACTCTGCGAATGATTGACTCATGAGCAGAGTGTAAATCTTTAGAGCATCTTCGCGCTTGTTATCATTTTCCATACTATTATTATAATATAGTTCCTTATAAAAAAGAGCAGCTATTAGCTGCTCTTTTTTTGTTATTAATAGATATTATATCTTTTATTATCGTGCAATTTTTAAAAAAGAAACTCGTCTGGAGCATCTAAAGCAGTTTCAATAGCATTCGAAATATAATGCTGCACAAGTCTTATTAGTCTATTAGCTCTACCACCTTCGTAACCTATATCTGCAAGATCGTCGGCAATATGCTCGCTATGAGCTACTAGATCAGTATCAGGATCTTCGCGGAACTGTTCTGGATCATCCAAAACAGTTTCAATAGCATTTGAAATATAATGCTGCACAAGCTCAATTAACTTATCATCTGCGTGCCCTAACTCGTCAAGATCGTCTGCAATTTGGCCGCTATCAGCAACCAAATCTGTATTTATTTTTGCAGGTGGGTTATAATTATCTGGAGTAAAATGAGCAATAATATCGCTCATTTTTTTATTAGTTGGGGGCGTTGGTCTAGTGCTTGCAGAAGTACCTTTAGATCCTCTATTCCCCATTTTACTAGATGCATTGTTATATTTACTAACTTTGCCATCTTGCACATCTAAATCTACCCCTAATATGCTAGATACCTTCATAACAATAGCACCGTCACTCATACCGCTTATATTAGTAATTGACCCTGCTAAGTCTTTAAACTCATCTATATCTATAGATCCGAGTTCGAGCTTGTTTAAGAGTTCATCCTCTGATCCCCCAATATCATCTAGCCCCTCAACTAAAGTTGTAGGTAGTACTAGCTGTTCATAAATCTTAGAAAGCACGTTATCGAAATTAGTCTGTGGTAATTGTTTCATGTAAATATTTAGTCAAATAGTAAAAGCTCAAAACGTTCCCGCGTATAAAAAAATGTGGATGGCACACCAGGCAGGACTCGAACCTGCATTGATCCGTTACGGTGCTACGCATTAGAAGTGCGTTCCGATACTGGTGCGTTAAATGTTATTTACTAGTATGCTCGATAATCTCAACCTGAAGTTCCAGGTCTGCGATTTTCAAATAATCGTTAAGAGGCTTCAGCTCAGCGTCGTCAGCCTCAATATTGACCCAGATACCCTTTCCGTTCTTGTTAGTATTGTAAACATTATATCCAGGAGAGCAAGGGCATGAGCAGCCGCAGTAGACAGAGTAAACAACATCTTTTGCATTACACTCTAGCAGACTGCTAATAGCGTCTCGGTTAATCTTGTTAACAAGACGGCCCAACTTTGACCAGGTCTTGCTCTTAAATTCTACAGACCATAGTTTGTTCCTATTAAACCAATCATCAGCAATACTGGTAGCATTACTCTCCGTAAAGACGCGAGCCCGCTTTACCGGTCGACCAGAATAATCTCGAATATTTTTAATACTGGCATTCATTACAGATATTATAGTAGAGTTCCCTTTCGGCTTCTTGTTCTTTTTGTTCGACCCACTCGTTATACTCCTTCTCAAACATGTTATATTCAGCGGGCGTTAGACCATAAACATAACTGATTTGTTCATCATATGAAATGTTTTCGTTCATACGATTATTATATCAGAGTTCCCCAAAAAAAGAGCGGCTATTTTTAGTAGCCGCTCCTCTTCGTGAGTATTTTATACAAGTTTAATTTCTTGAAAAAGGTCGCATATCAGGATTTGGACCGTATCGACCGGGCGATTTTACAGGCCTTGGTCCTCTGTCATAATAATAATCTAAATCAGCCTGGAGCTCTTCTATATCAGGCTCATGTTCAATGAGCAGTTGATTGAGGACATAATCAATATCTTCATTGTCCTTAATAGCATAATTAAAGTGATATTCAATAAGCGTTTGCTTTTCGTCGTCGCTAAGGCTCGCTATATAACGATTAAGTTCCGGGTCCAAAAAGTTTTCATTGCCAGCTCTACTATATGATTCTCTATACAGATTGTATATGTTGTTAGTGTCTTTGCTTTCCATATCGTTATTTATTCAAAAATGTTCTAATATACTGGTAATATGAACTATTGCCCTTGCTTTTTATATACTCAAGCATATCATCTTTCCTTACCCACTTCTTATCAAGAGCAATCTTCTCCACACATGCTATTTTATACCCGTGTCTCTCCTCAACAATCTTGACATATTGCGCAGCATCGAGAAGACCCTCGTGGGTTCCAGTATCGAGCCATGCGACACTCTCAAGGGTATCATATACATACAGGGCTCTTCGCGCTACGGGCCACTCAGAATCAATAAAATATTCGATATCCAAGAACTCTCTACAAAGCGATATAATCTCTAACTCTCCTCTGCTGGACGGGGTAAGTTTCTTAGCCTTCTCAGGAGCAGTCTCATCAAAGAAGTATATTCCTGGTATAGCATACTCGCTCTTAGGGTTAAGAGGCTTCTCTTCAAGAGAGCGAATACACCCTGCTTGATGTTTATCCTCCATATCCATCTCTACAACACCATACTGCTGCGGATTAGCGACCTTCTTAGCAAATATACAGTTATGAGAAGAAGGATGACAAGCACTCTCAAGTATCTTTACAAATCTTAAATCACCATGAAAGAAGTTATCCCCGAGTATCATCACGCTGGGATGGCCATTGAGAAACTCCTCCGCAATAATATATGCTTCAGCAAGACCATTTGGTTTATCTTGAGTAGCATAAGATATTTTAATGCCAAGATGAGAACCGTCCCCTAAGAGTCTTTCAAAGAGTTCTTTATCTTGCGGGGTAGTAATAATCAATATGTCTTTAATATCGCCCAGCATCAATGTAGCCAACGGGTAGTATATAGTCGGCTTATCATAGATGGGCATCAGCTGCTTCGATACCGATATAGTTAATGGATAGAGTCTCGTTCCAGACCCGCCTGCTAATATGATTCCTTTGCGTGGTTTCATTTGTTATTACGATATTGTATAATGGCATTCTCCAGCGACTCTCTCACCGGGGTTAAAGTAAAAGGGGTATCAGGTCGCTCACTACAGGACTTCAACACGCAGTTGGACCGAGGCGCTCTAACTGTCTTAAGAAACTCTTCATAAGAAGGAAAGAAGTCTTTATCCTCTATGATATTATATTTCTTCAGAAGTTCAACTACATCTTCTGTAGTTACATATCCAGGCTGGGTTAGGTTATAGAACTTCGCGCCTGGAATAAGCTTTGCTGTAAGCATAAACTCCGAAATCTTATAGCAAGCATTTACGAACTCGTCTAAGTTAGAAAGAGAGTTAGTAGCATTGACAAGTTTAGGATAGTTTATTACTTTGTAGAGATAGTTGCGATGACTTACCTCTCCATTGAATGGTATTCTCAATCTACAAATAGAAGTATTGCTGAAGGGCTTTAATAGCTTCTCGCCTAAGTCTTTTGTGCCGCTATAGAATGACCTATACTCCTGGTCAAATGTAAAGTTAGGTATATCGCGATTTGTAAACTCTATTGAAGGAGATAGACCTTGCTCGCAAGCCTCGTCAAAGAATATACATCCAGACGAAATAAAAATATGAGGTATGAAGAACGAAGAGGCTGCCTCCGCTACCTGTCTGGGCAACAATCCATTACCGAATAAGCATTCAGTTTGATTATCCTCGCAGCTATCTACATTAGGATACCCAACATACCCAGAGCAGTTTATTATCGACTTGATATTATTATCCTTTAGAAACTCTTTGAACTCTTTAACGTCAAAAGGGTATCTGATGCTCTTGGTAATAAAATCAATCTCCTTGTCCGCAAAGTATTTTCTAAATGCGGACCCAACATAGCCTGATGAACCTAATAGTAATATCACATAATGATTTATTACGCTTCATGGCTATTTCAATAGAGGGCTAATATTTAAAACAAAAAAGCCCCTCTGGATTAATCCAGAGGGGCTCTTACTACTAGTTATACCTTACGAATATTATTCGCAGATACCGAGCTTGTTGATCTCACGAGCAAGGTCGCGAGTATTAACCTTCACCCATTTCTGAGTTCGGCGATCAAGCATAGCGCTCTCACCACCCACAGTATGGAACTGGCCATTGTTATCACGAACAAGGGTCATGTTGAACACTTTAGGGTTTTTAGTTGCGTTGCGGTTATTCAGGTAGTTTCGATCACGTTTCATATGTTTTGTTTTTTGTTTTGTTTTCTTGTTAGTATAGAATTTCTTCTATAAAAATATTATATTAAAGTTCCTTTTGAATTTTTCTTACCATTTTTAAAATGGTACCTAGGACGGGACTCGAACCCGTACGAGATTGCTCCCAGCGGATTTTAAGTCCGCTGCGTCTACCGTTCCGCCACCCAGGCTTTACACTTTATTCTTCAGCACCGGTTATCATATAATAAACGGTTAGCAAAAATGTCATTATAATAATCCCAATCATTCTCCTGCTTTGTAAAAGTTATCAATGTAAAGTAAAAGTAATCCCAATAGGCCGATGTCTATAGAAAGACATACAGTTGCTACAAACGTTCCGAAGAACGCTAGAATGAATGAATAGAAGAGGATTTCAAAAAAGAAAATCCCTAGTACTATTTTGGCGCTCGCTGATTCCATTTTTTTGCTGCTTGTTGTCTGCTATTGTTAAACTTAGAGTCTCTTACATCGGCTCCGCATTCGTTATTCTTACACGATACGCCGAACCCCCAAGGGTTATCATAAATCTTACCTTTACTGCCACAAAATGGGCAAGGTAAAAGTTCAGGTTCTTTTATTTCTTTCACAATCTTATTATATCAAAGTTCCCTATGAACAGAATTAAGAAATTCAATACAATCTTGCTTGAAGGAGTCATCTGGAAAATCGACCCCATAGTAGTCTTCAATATTGAGATACCTGTCGCGCTCGATACCGATTACTTTAAGCTTATCTCGATTATTATACACAGGCAGATTATCAATCAATACATTATTTTCATTTCTATACTTTGACTCTTGCTGTCTGACAAAATGTTTAATCTGCTCGCGAGAAATAATCTGCTCGCGATTGAATCCGAAGTCTGCCTTATTACAAATATCAAAGGCATATTCGTATGTAGCAGCAGTTAGGATGAGAACATTCCTATGACCAACCAGCTTACGCGAGTAGTCAATAACATCCTTACTATCCCGCCTTACCTTAACATAGTAAGTATCCGTAGTCGACCATGCCCCGCTATCAAGATGGATGGAGAAATCATAATCCCCATTTTTTGATTCTGTCATAGAATGAATAAGGGTCTCGTCGAGGTCCCAAAACACACAGTTAATCATAATACACTATAATCTCAATTTATACAAGTTCAACTCTTTTTCTAACAATAGTTTCAAGCCCCTTATAGTTGCTTTCAATCTCGGGAATGACCCTATGTCGCAGCCAGTTACGTCTGCTATAAACAATATCCGAGTTAGAGGGATCGCTCTCAATCCAATCCCATAGATTGTTATCGTTGAGATATTTCACAATAGACTTCTTTGGGGTAGTAATGAATGGTCTAACAATCTTACAGTTATCACCTCGCATAGTAGAGAGAGGAATAGGCATATACTCTGGCACACCATTGAAGCAGTTCATCAAATAAGACTCAACACAATCCCCAAGATGATGGCATACTACTACCTCATTTACTTTACCCAAGCCATTTTCATTTACTGCTTCAGTAATAAGATTGTATCTAATATCTCTCAGTTCAGACTCAGACATACCTTTGGTGTATGAAGCATTGCTCTTTACAATACCGGTAATAGGATATTTAGATTTACGGACGGAGCTAAGCCAAGGGACATAGCGCTCAAAACGTCTCTGCGCTTTAGCAGCATACTCGGTACCATGATTGATATGAATCAAACAAACCTTTCTATACCCTTGCGAGAGGTAATGAGACATAGCAATACTATCCTCGCCCATAGATACAGCGCAGAAAAGAGTATCAGTCTTGTTAGTCTCAATAAGTTTCTTATTTAACTTCATCATTTTCTTTATTATATTATAATAAAGTTCCTTTTAAATAAATCGCGATATTTATGCTATGGAGAACTTTGTAAGTTCTATACTACCTGACCCAGATAAGGTTCTTACCCCATGGCCATAGAAGCAGCCTCCCCCGATAGCGACTCCTAAATATATTGGCTCCTGCTTACATTTATTAAAAAACTCTACAGTCTTCTTATCTGTATCACCCTTCTTACCATAAACAGACACCCAGTCGCTAGGCTGGAGGGGCACTTTAATAGAGAACGTTCCAGGAGCTATAGTTATTTTGTCAAGGGGCCACCATCTGTTAAACTGCCCATACATACTGCGAATGAGTATTGGTCTTATCGATGCCGGCACATTACAAACATTTGATTCCTCAGTCTTATAATCAATAGCACAATCAGGGGTCAGATTAAATGTTGCAGAAAAAGTTACCTCCTTCTTGCCAATATCAAACTGCTTAACTGTTCTAATAAAACTAATAGCGCCAGGGTAGGGAGGTATGTTTACTTTCCAGCCCGTCTTTGTTAGAGCGAGTTTGGAGGGCTCTCCTTTAGCATACTCAATAATCCATTTTTCTGTGCCATAGTTCATCGATATATTTAAGAACCCGCTACAATATATACATCATTATCTTTGCGGTAGAGCCCTTCGAGAAAGACATGGCGACCATGAGGGGCATTATCGAAGAAAGCAATAATATCTCTCCAAGTAGGATTAGATACTTTTTCAATAGCAGTATCCTCCCACCCCTCATACACAAGACTAACATCTCCCTCTACTACAGGCTCTTCAGATAGGATGTCCGGATGAGAGACTAACCAGCCATTCTTCTTAGTAGACTTGTGCTCTGCGTCCTTAAAGACAGAAAAGATTGTGCGAGGAGACTTGCCAATAAGTTCTTTTACTGCTTGCTGAAGATCCTCTTCCTCGCTTACCTTGTTGTATTCTATTTTGATTTTAGTCATGATTTAAAATGAAGGCCTGTCGAGGATTTGAACCCCGCTTTCAGCTTTACAAGAGCCGCACATCCACCATCTATGCTTACAGGCCGTTAATATTGAATAAAAAACTCGTATTCGTAAAATATTCTATCTAAGTTCCCTTTATCAAGAAGAGCAACAAACCCCTCCCAATCATTACAGGATTCATTCCACCCTTTTAGCGCCATTGCTTTTAAAATAGCTTGAGTGGACGCTTTAGATTTTACCATCTTATTTAGAAAATCGATAACCTCATTTGTTATATTGATTTCTCTCATACTAATCTGTATTTAGTTTAAGATGCTATCAATAGATCAAGTGTCCCTTGAACTATTCAGATTATTTTAAACGCCTGAAAGTATCTGTTTGTTCAGTCAATGCTTCTTTCTCTGCCTGCTTTGCTCTTACCTGCTTATCTACCCAACTGTTGAATAGAATAAAAAATAAAAGCAAGGCGCTAAGAACGCATACACTAATAAGACCAGAGCGACCTTCATCGCTCTTCCTAACTACTTTTACGCTACTAATAAACGGTGTCATTTTATATAATTTTTAATTTTTTCGATTGTTCCAAAGTCATTAAAGCAATAGTCGAAGAGTCTATCTTCAGCATCGCTTTTTTTGAGATTATGTCTCTTGAGAAAACTTTCAAAGTAATGGTCTTGAGCGGTCGCAAGAGCTTTAATCAAGTCTCGAGTCTTGTTAAGGTCTTCATCGAAAGGGAGGTTATTCGCGTCCCCCTCTTTACAATCTTTAAAATCCTCAATAGACAATACAACGCCACTCACAATATGGGCTCTGTACTCAAGCCATAAATCTTCTCCCTCATCATTCTTAACAGATGCGTAGAATACAATATAACCTGTAACGGGGGCGAGACTCCATTCAGACGACTCTCGCTCCATTAGAGGGAATCTACTCAGCCAGTCGCCCTCCTTTTCAATCGGCTCTCGCTCTACTTGTTTATATTTAACCCGCTCGAGGTAGAGCTTATTATCTTCTCTAATCTCGTAGTCAAGCATCAAGCATTCAAGGTCTTTAGTCTGAAAGACAGGCTCTTTATCTGCGGGCCATGACTTAGGCATTTTAGCCTTCACGGCGATGGTATCAAACATTCCCATATTATTCTCCTTTTAGTTCTTCAAAAATAAAGTATTCGTTAATCTCTTGCATGATAGCATCATCGATTCTATCGAAGACGACAGTTTCTTCTGGCTTATCGGTATGCTTATGAGCACGATTCCAGCCAGTCCGAATGCCATTCTCGATACACTCTCGGATAAGTTTATAGGTATTGACTTTCATTATTACCTATAATTTTCATCCTGTAGCTTGTCTTCTACCTCGTCAATAAGGCGAGAAATCTTCGAAGACTCTTCACTATTAACTTCATTTACAAAGTCATAATACACTCTGAGGCTGCCGAACTTGGTTTTAATCTGCGTAAACTCGATAGCATCAGGATTGACATTATTGATATTCTCGCAGAGGGTTTCAATTTCGTCGTACCACTCCTCTGGGATCTCAAGACCCCAGCACATACATGTTTGCTCCATCGGCAAGCTTACTTGCCTAAACAGCTTAGGATACTTCTCGAAAATAATCTTCTCTCTTTCGTCGAAATTCATCGTAGAATCAGTTCCAAAAAAAATTTTACATCCCTATTGGTAACATAGGTAGTATTCATATCAGATACATAAGTCTGAGAATTTACCCTTCGCAGATCTTCTCGTCTCATTAGTTCTGACCAATCACTCTTCGTAGATGCGCAGCTAGTAATCAAGCAAGTAGCGCTCAGTAGTATATATTTCATATTATAATTAAAGCTGAAAAGGCATTTTATCAAGGGCTCGACCCAAGGCAATTCTCACGCCCTTCTTCCTGTCATAGTTTTCTTTATCCGAGCATACCGCATTACCAGTAGTCACCCAGCTGCCCGAGTCATTAAAGATTTGAACTTCTGTGGACCCGCCTCTTTCATTAAACCGACGCGTGGTAATTTCATCTTCTTCACTCTCTACAACAAGTCGAGTATGAAATACTCTAACCTTATAGCCTTTTTGCCTTAGCGATTTTACTGTCTCCATATTTATATTATATCAAAGTTCCCTTAACTCATTTTCTGGATACAAAATCCAATCTCATTACATGCTTCTGCATTACAACATTTTTCGCGTGAGCATTGATACTGCTTCAATTTACGAAAAATCTTTTCGTAGTTCGCGGCATACTTTTTCGGGTCTACCGCCCTCGGTTTATCTCCTTTTCCTGCGCTCATATTACCATTGAAAGTTTTTGCTAAATTCAGGTCCTCCAAGACCTCCTTCAATTTGTTCGTGAAGCTCTTTCACAGTAGGGCTCCACGAAAACACTCTAAGTGCGTGATCTACTTCAAGCCATGATACTCCCAGAGCATTACCCAAGGCATGAAGAATACCGGCCCAAATAAAGTTACCAACTAACCAGGCAAAAAAGAGTGCAGAGGTAAATGTCCCCCATGCCTCACTAAGTAAGCTATTCATAATTAAAAATTAATACACGTATAAAAAAACCAAGACGCAAACTTATTAACAATCCAAGTATACACTAACAACGCTGGAATAACCAGCAAACATCCCATACATCCATTTTTCATTTTTTAATCTGTTTTGTAATTCTGTCTACCATATATGCGGGTAGAATTTCATTTGATTCTTCTGTAAACGTTTGAACCACCAAGTCTTCATCATTTATTAAAATGCGTCTAACAAATCCTGAATCGACTAAGCTAGCGATAATAGGTTTAATAGTCTCGCGATCCTTCGCGTTACTCTCTTTAGTCAATCCGATAATTATACTCATTTGTGTATTGATTTACTATAATCTAAAAGGTTGTATATTTCAAATATTTTTTCCCCAATTTCTTCCCACGCTTCAGCTTCATTCTCAGCGTCATCCTGATCCCACTTATTAGATTTTTTTGTCACCATACTTCCAGCTGTTCGTTTATCAATCTTAAATTGAATCCAATGCCTAATCTCATGGAATATAGTCTTAATAAACTCTTCAAAGGTTTCGTTGTATTTAAGATTGATATAAATAGAACTGCCGTAGTAATACCAACCTGCAAGACCGTCTTCTTCTTTTATTTTTAAATAGATATTTCTAGTCTTATTGGAACGGTTTGGACGTACCCAGTTGTATGCGGTCGTAGTACTATACGATAAAAGATTCCAATCTAGATGCCTATTATACTTTTCGTATATCTTACATATATCGCTGTCACTCAGCTTTAACTGTATTTTCATATGCGTGTTTCCAAATAGCGGTATCGCCGCGGCCGTATTTAGCAAGAGCGCCCTCCGATGTTAGCGCTCGTAGCAGATACCCCGCGCGAGTAGCATCTACCTTTAGTTCTTTACAGACTCGCTGAACAGTAATGCCCGGGGGCTCCTTCATCGTTCGAATCGCATCAAGCTCTTCGTCCTTCCGCGCGGCCTTAGGCTTGGCAGCACTCTTAGGAGCAACCTCCTTACTAAAGTCAAACCCAGTACTTCCGAAATACATACCTACCTCAGCTAAAGAGCCGTAGCGATTCTTAGTCGTGCTTACATATCTAAAAGCAGAATCGTCTTCGTCGATATTGATCTCCATGTTAATATCTACAGCATGAGGAATAGTCGTCGAGCCTTTATATCCTCCAGACTTAGTAATATGAAGAATCAAACACAAAGCAGTTTCAAATCGCTTACACGCACTAACAAGCTTTCCGATAGCTCCTTCTTGACCAGGTCGATTGAGGCGCTGACCATTTTCCGTAATACACGGAAACGAATCAAACACAACAAAGTCCATATGCTCTAACGTTTCGATAATCTTATCGATATCTACCTCGCAGCCGACATGGAGATTATTCAAACCGAGTCGACGACAAGTATAAGCAATCATCTCAATAGATTCTTCTCCGGTAATATAAGCAGCCTTGTAGCCACTCTTCGTTAGACTTTCACATAGCTGAAGCAGCAATGTAGTTTTACCACTACCAGGGGCAGCAGCAATAGTTGATACAGATCCAGGCAAAATACCTTCGCCTCCGAAAATTGTATTAAGCTGACTTACTCCAGTTGAAATTCTAGAGTAAAACGACTTAGGGATAACAACATCGCTAATCTTTTGAACGTTTGTTGATTTGTGATTAATAATCATTTTTAATATGTTTTATTGTTTATATTATTATATCAAAGTTCCCCTGAAGCATTTCTCTTATTGGAAGAGAGTAACCGAGCAGGGCGAAATATTACTTCACCTATCATTATTATACAAATAAGTATAGAAAACTTTGCCTATACCTTATTATAATATAGTTCCTTATTTAAAAGTTTCAAGCGCTTCTTTTAGCTCGGATACAGGAGCCATTGTTTGCTGCTTCACCACATCATAGTGAGCCAGCTCAAGCCAATGATTATTATACAGATATAGACTGCCTTGCTTCTTAAGCGGCTTTACTGCTTCATTATAACCGACCTTGCGCTCGCGCATCATAAAATCTGCTACTGATTCGAACGTATCATTAGCAGGAATAGGAGGAACGGGAATAGGAACTATCGGTTCATTTTGATCAGCTTTAGATACTAAATCTAAAAACCAGTCCTTTTTAACTTTTGTTCCCGGGCATGACTTGGTAGTCTTTCTATCATCTCTATGAAAGAGCACAGTACTCGCGCTAGGAGCGACCCCCATCCAGTTAAGTAGAGCGGATGTAGTGCTAGCCGCTAGCTTCCAGCACTCGATACCTCGCCCGTCTAACGGACTCTCCACGTCATAGTATCCCAATACCTCGATGCCAATAGAGTAGGAGTTAAAAGATACAGCGTGAATGCCTGTTAAAGTGAGGGGAGTCATTCCGAATATTTCATCCTCGTCTGTAAATAGATGAGGGCCTTTTTTCCAGCCTAACTTCTGACTATAATAACTCTTTATATTTTCGATATGCTGTATCGTAAATCCAGTGGGTCTCTGAGCCAGGGAAGGCGCTGCTGTATGATGTAATGTAACAGCTCTTGCCCAAGATGGTTTCTTTACCGTTTTGAGATATTCGTTAAAGGACGAACTGCTCCAGACTTTTCCTACATTTGCAAATGACATAAAAATATTTAGTCTAAATATTTTCTTTTATGCTGCTTTCAAATAATCAAGAGCCTTAACAGACATAGTAGGCATAGTAAGAGTGCGAATAAACTTTGTCGCAGAAGTCTTTTGATGAGATTCGAACTCAGTTAATGCGTTAAAGGCATCCCATCTGGTCTGACCTTCATTCGCTAACCCATGGCCGAACTTCATCAAGATTTTCTCACGCTTCTTTTCAGTGCGGTCGCTCTCACCTTTTTGCCTAGGGATAAGATTCTCAATAAGTTTAACCATTTCATCGCGACTGAACTTCTTAGATTGAAGACTCTCAGCAAGAGAAGTAAAACTCTTAGCAGCTTTGACACTATTAATGATATTATCTTTGAACACTTCAACGCGCTCATCAAACCTCATGTTATGTCGCAGCGAAGGAAGATCAGAGTCGCGATTTTCATCCTTTACCAGGTGAAAACTATTCATACAACTGATTCGAATAGTAGAAGGCACAATGCGATTGGAGGACTTGCCTCGATGATCAATAATAGTATAGAAGTAACCATCAATCGGGTCTTTATCTAGGCCAAGGTCGCCAATCTCGCTTCGAATAACTAGTTGCGATCCGGTAGCGTTTTCAGTAAAGCCCGTATGCCTGATATCTCCATTGACTCGCTTACATGCTTCGCTGATAGTATCAATCATCTCATCGAGTTGGATAGGACGATACTTATCTGTACAGATACCGATATGCTGCTCCGAATCATCTCTTGTTAGAGACCAAAGATTAGGAAGTTGAAGACCTGCTTTGTTAAACAGCGGTTGTTTGCTCACATTGAAATCAGGGATATCAGCGAGCCCGTTTATTTGTTTGAATACTTTCATATTTGTTTATTCTATTTTATAATAGTTCCTTGTTTACATTTTTACACTTTAAAGAAATAATTTCTATAATATTTTTCTCAGTCAATCCATACTCCGTCAGTTTAGCATATATGCCTTTTAGAGAGTAGTCTTTATCTTCAAACATAAAGACTCTGCCACTGGTAGTATCAATCGCATGTAGAGATAAAAAATCAATCATCTTCAGGCATATTTAGCTTAGAATAGTTTACCTCTCCGTTAGTTAACCTAAAATGATAATACTTTTGAATACTTTCATACATCGCCTTCTGAAGCTTTTTTGTGGGAAAAGGCTTGCGCTTTTTAGATTCACTCACAAAGTTTCTCAAATGGCACTTACAAATAAGAGCATATGGACACTCAATACACCCAGTTGCTGATCTTACTAAATCCGTCCGATGGCAAGTATCCTTTACTAGGTCCTCGTAGAATGCTATTTGAGAGTTATAAGGCAGCTCGACAAAAGGCGTCTTAGGCGTCAGAGAGAAGTTAGAAACATATTGAATAAGCTCCTGTAGTTTCTCCGTACGCGACGTCTTACGTCTCTTCTCAGGCGGTTCAATGCCTAACTTGATAAGAGTATTGCGCCCAATGCCTTTGATCTTTAGCAAATCTTTAGCAGTATTTATCTGATACTTAGACCTGTATAGTATAATACGGTTACCTGTTCCCTTGCCGATACCCGGCAGCTTCACAAGAGACTTTAAATCTAACGTATTAAAATCTTTAATGTTCATTTTTGAATTGTAGTATATTAGATGGAGTTCTTTTGATAGACTCATCAATAAGATTTAAGATAGAGTATATCTCTTCTATAGAAGGAGTGCCTTCTATGATATTATATATCATAGCTTTCTCCTGTAGCGTAAGCGAATAGTTCTCTCTAACGAAATCGAATATACATTGAGAGAGCTGAAAAGTAAATTCCTCGATAATCATCAATACCAATAGTCGTCATCATCAGGAACCATCAAAAGAAAGATGTCTTCAAGATCATTATAATTTTGAGACTCAATTAGCTTAATATACTTCTCAGGCTCTTGAGAAATTTCAATATAGCCATCATGACCCTTCTCTCCAATAATGTTAGAACAAAATGCCTTTGCTTCAAAAAACTTATTAAAATTGTGATTAACAGAAAGCTGCTCTGCAAAAGTCTCACAAATATAGTTAAGAATCCTTTTATACTTTGTTGATTGCGATGGAGAGAGATCCTTTAAAAGTCTCGCCTTACAATTAGTCCCTGGGACCCACTTTAGGGACTCAACAAGCTGCCAAAAAGAAGCAATTTCTTTTTCGTCAAATGTATTTACACACTCAGTTAATTTCATTATTTATTTGTTTGTTTTTTCATTTTGTTCTTTTATTATACAAAAGTTCCTTATTCAAAATAATTATTTATTTTTTGTTGTTCTAAAATTTCTAAAATATCTCTTTTAAGATACGGCAAATAATATTCCTTTACTTCTGCAGAAGCACTCGGGTCGCTATTCAAATAAATTATTTTAAGCTCTACGCATTTCTTGCCGGTAAGTTGCTCCTTCATATAAGCATACATACTCAGCTGTAAGCAATAGTTGCTATATTCACAGTTTGGTAAATGGTCTACAGGAGACAGTAAGAATGTATCGCTCTTATAACTATTTGTAAATCTAAATTTCTTATTAGTCTTTAGATCCCATATTTTAAAATGGTCTTTATTCTCAATAATAATATCCGCAGTTCCAGCGACCTTATGAACATCATTATACATTCTCTCTTCCGCTATGACTTTATACTGGGAGTGCTCTTTAAGTTGGCCTTTGAAGTAATCAATAAGCAAGCTATGGTCTTTATTCTCTTCTCCAGTCTTTAGGAATGTTTCTAAGATAGCATGTATAGCAGTCCCTCTTGTTGTAGATATTCTATTTAAATCTTCCCAGTGCTTTTTAACATCTTCAACGAGAAGCCCTTCTTTAGCAGCGAAGCGAGCAGCTTGCTCATCGACATTAAACTTTGGCTTATATTTACCAAGAAGGGTTGTTACAGATATATAATTCTCACCTGTTTGAGTATTAGTATATCTATGATTTTTCTCATCAAAAACTATAGCCATAAATAACTATATATTATCTTAAAACGAAATCAACTACTAATCGTATCCGCCGTAGGGGGAAGTATCATTTACATCCATATCAAATATATCTGTTTTACTATAAGTGTCAATATCAAATGTGTATGATTTATTTTCCGTCTTGGGAGTATCGCCTCCTGAAAGTCTGCCTGAGAAAGCATTATCGTAAATAAGATTATTTGCACCCTCAGCAGAAAGACCAGGCTGATAAGAGAACTCAAATCGTCTCGCTCTTATTCTCCAAACATAATGGCCTCCCAATGGGTTTATTTTGCCCATATCAGACTCCATACGCTCTGTTATAATAAACTGTTTGCCAGAACGCCCGTTAGGTCTTGTATTGCCATACTCTTCAAGTTCAAACACGTCATCTGCTTTAGGCTCGATATACTGACCCTTCGTACTATGTATAGAGTCTCCAATAAATGCCTCGGCAAAAGAAGATATGTGAACATAAGCAGTTACATTATCGTCCGCTCTTAATCCAAATCTGGAGAACTGTATAGCGTCTTCTTCAAGCTCAATATACATCAATATAGTCTTGGGGGTGTGATATACTGCTTGAGGCTGCTCACCGTATATAGCGTCTGCTCCAGACAATGTAGAGGTGTTTACATAATAAAGCACCGGTATGCCATAAAGATTGATAGCATCTTTTATTATTTCAGAGATAGTTCCCGAGTCAGGATTACAAGCTTTATTTGAAAACCTAGTAGTGCAATCATCATTGCCATTTTGTGCCCCTGTGAAGAAGCAGCTATCGCTGGATTGGGATAGTTGATAATAGTTGCCGCAGGATTCACTCATTTTTTATTAAAATAAAACATTGACGCTGAGGTTCAAACCTAATAGTTATAGGCATATTGGATAGTTTCTTGGGATGATCTCTATCTAAATCCGTTATGCCGTACATTGAACATATTTGCTTTACATCAGCATCGGTAAGCATCTCCAGGGTCTTAACACCAGTTCTTAAATGCTCTACCTTCGGATGGCAACTCGCATCATGCTGTCTACTTTTTGCAATACCTTTAATATCTGATATGCCTTCGCCGGAACGAAGGTCACCTGCTGTATTGAACGGGTTGTGTAATGGAGACATTTCTCTCTGCGCTGTGGAGAGTTTAGAGCCAAAGTATTCTAAGAAAGTCATCACACTATTATTTAGGGGGGAATATAAAAAAAGGCCGGGTCTATTAAACCCGACCTTTTATTAGGTTTTTGTGTTTATATTAGTTACCAAATGCGTGGGAACCAGGAGCACCAGGGCGTCTTGCTTTGACTTTCATATTGCCTTGATCGGATTTACCGCCATGGCCTTTCTTAGGATTAACGAGAGCGTGTCCGTAATCTCCGTCTTCGCCAACTTCATCGGTGTATTTGCCATCACCGCCGCCAGAACTAGTAGGAAGATTGCCGACTTTTTGACTGCCTTTATTGGTAAGTTTAGAGACACCATCAGGGGCTTTTTGGAACTCAACGCCTTCAGGGAAGGGGGACTTCATGCCCTCATCTTCTCCCATATCTTCGCCTTCTCCCGTATCTTCTTCGCCACCGAGCATTCCCTCGAGGGCATCGTAAAGTTGTTGAGCAATATCGCGAGGTAACGTAAGAGTAACTTCATCGCCTTCGCCGCCCATATCAGCGCCTTCAGCGTCAAAGTCTTCTCCGGTCTCGAGGCCGAGAGCGGCGTTATCGTCATCCATTACTTCTTCATAGAGCCTATCAAATAAGTTATTTCTCATACCTGTATTTATGCTTTCTTTTGCCATTTTAACGGTTTTTTTAGCATTTTTTACATTTTTAACGCTTTTAGACTTCTGTTTGGGCTCTTCCATAGGTTTTTCAATCCCCTTTACCTTATCAGGACCTTTTTCCTTTTTGCCGAGACCAGTAAAGCCCCCTTTGGCGCTTTTCTTGCCACCTTTTGCACCTGGGAGGCTCTGATCTCCTGGGCCCTTTTTGGCCTCAGTTAAGAAAGTGCTTTGAAATGCTTTATAAATACCTGCGATATCGTTATGATTCATATTTTTATTTATGATAGTTGCGCTATTTTCCAATAAAAAATAAAAAAACAACATAAATAATAGCATGGCAACATTTACAAACAACTCTCTCAACGTTACTCTTCCGGAACCGGACTTACTTTTAACCGAACTTGCAACTCACGTGGATTTTGTCAGCGCTGGGACAGTCGAAGGTAAAAACGTTCTCGGTGTAGCGTATAATAAACTTAACACTCTCGACGGAACAATGGTATCCCTAAGCGCCTCAAGTGGTGTAAAATTTCGCGTCGACCGGGCATACAATACTCGGGAGATGGGAATCATACTTGAAGATAGAAGTTTATGCTTATTCAACGCTGCTACTGCAAGAGGCGAAACAAGCCGTCAAAGCCTTACTGCTAGCTCTTTCGAACATAGCTATGAAGAGCTTCGCCGTCTTAAAACGCTTGGATATATCTAAGCTCCGAGTAGCGACCAACCCATAGATTCGAGATCACTCATATCAGTTTCCTCGATACTATCATTGAAAACAACGGGCATGCCAATATGCTCGTTGTTTTTGTCTGATAAGGTGTATATCGAGTTCGGGTTGGAAAAATATTTTAAACCATATTCTAATGGCTTTATAACCCTTGGCTTACCATTCAAATCACTCTCTACTATTTCAAAGTATTTGATAACTATATCGTTATGAAGTATCATAAGAGCCCATGACATGGACATAACTCTATCATCATGATGACCAGACTCAGCAGCCCAACTCTTATTAGGCTTTCGAACGAAATGCTTAAACTCGCTTAAGCAATCCTTACTGTATATTCTCAATGAATCCAAATCATTCATCCAATATCTCATGTTAGTGATAGCTTGATACTTGGTGTTAGTATGCGAAATCATTCCGAGTTGCTCTCTGGATCTATTTGCTTTTCCCGCTCCATAAGATACTATATTTTCGTAGTGCTCTTCATTTACGAGTTTATCAATGATTTGAGCTCCAGGGCCATTTCTTTCTATAAGCGCGAGCGGATTGCCATAATGAGATAGAACCTCTTTCACTTTAGTTATAAAGTTATAAGGAGATACATCGTTAGCAGCATACTCAGCTACTTGTTCAATACTTTGTAAATCTGTAATATCAATAACTTGTATAACAGAAAAATCCTGGCCAATGCCTTCTGCGATATCAATACCCGCAACATACACCCGCTCAGGGTCTGGAGACTTATAGACTTTATATGCTCCGTCATCAAGAACTAAATCTGGATCACATAGGCGCATTTTAAACTGCTCGAACTGTTCATAGTTAATAGCAGACTGACCCGCAGAGTGGAACTGAAGTTCAAACTCTTGTGCCCATAAGTCTTCACTCTCAAGGGACGCTTTAGTTATTCTCGCCCACTCGGCATCTCTACCAGGTATCTCTGACCAATGTATTCTCAATGGCGCCCATCCATTCTCTCCTTTCTCTGCTCCAGACCATAACTGATAGAATAAGTTATCAGTACCGTTAGGTGTTGATGCTATAAGGATTTTAGACTTCTTAGACGCAGAGATAATAGGGTAAACAGCGGCCCAGAACTCCTTCATAAGGTGAGCTTCGATGTGCGCAAGCTCATCCAGGATTAGCAAATCGCAAGAACTACCTCGACCAGCAGAACTCGTTGTAGTTGTAATACCTATTCGAGAACCATTCTCGAACTCGGCAGATGTTTTACCGTATTCCTTTACAGCAGGCTTTAGCCAGTTTGGAAGCTCTTCATACGCTAATCGGATTCTTCTAAATATTTCTATAGCAGTAGCCTCTTTGTTAGCGACGAGTAGTATTCTCTGATCCTGCTTAAAGCAAGCAATCCATAGAGCAAATATAGTCATTAAGGTCGATTTACCAACCTGCCTAGATGCGCATGTTATTGTAAATCTATTAGCCTCAAAGAGTCTCAACGCTTTTTTTTGGCACTCGTGTAGTTTAATCTTGCGCCTTCCCTCCCCTGGCTCGATAATAAAGAAGAAGTTCTCAGCAAAGTATACTATATTCTTACTGGCTTTTTTAAGAGCGGCTATTTGCTCCGGAGTATACTCGAACTTGGCCCCTCGCCTCGGAAGGTTGGGGTTGTTCATGTAGAACTGATCTTCCATATTTTTTTATTTACACTCTATCCTTTATACTCTCAATTCCGAAATCAGTATATTTTTTGTATTTATATACCTCTTCTCGCGGAACCATCTTCGCTTGTGATTCTGCGTTTATAAATGTAGATAACTTAGCAAAGTAATTTTTATCCCCTTTTTCAGGTCTTTCAGATTCTGGCACATCTTTAAAGGTATTAAAATAAGCTAAATTATAAAAAGTGTAATTTACGTCATTACTGTAATCGATGCTGTCTCCGTATTGATCTGTAATACCTATTTGCTCTATTTTACTGTCTCTGTATGTTATCCAATACATGCGTCTAATATCTGCGTTTTGTAATATATACATTTTACGTTTAAATGACGGGGTATCAGAATAGCGAATCTTTATAAGAGGACCATAGGGATTTTCCTCCATGAAAGTGTTTGTGTTTATTATAGACTTTACAAATCCTTTCTCGCCCTCTTCCCGGCTTGTGACAAATATATGATCACTATCGACCTCAATAATATCAGAATGCGCGCGGAATCGGTCAATCTCCTCGAGAGTCTCATTACTTAAATACTTTTCGTATTCTGTATTTTTTACAGCCTTATACAGTATATAGTTTAAATAGTAAAATTTAGCATCTTCATTCAACCCGACATCATTTTTGTCCATAAACTGACCGGATTTATAGTGAAACTGATATTTCTCTTCTGGGTCATTTTTATTAATAAAAATAATAAGCTGGTCTTGTTCGGCGTAGTTTTGATAGTAGTCGAGGCCCGGGGCAGCGGTACACCAATCAGTGCCCTTGCCAAGAGCGCAAGCAGCTCCTTGGGTTTGCGGGAGGTAAATTTCCCACGTATTATTATCATAAACCTTTAACTGACCTTCTCCTTTGGTAGATTTTTCTGTTTTTTGTGCGAGATATTCTCTATAGCTCGGAGCTATCTCTTCTATAGATTTTACAAATTCTTCAAAACTACCATATTGCTCAATTGCTTTTTTTGGAAGTAATCTATCCATCTTTTGTTGTTTAATCTGATAAAAAAGTTCGAGTTGTTTTTTTAACATATCAGCGCCGCGGCCTTCCCGGCCCCAATAGTCGGAAGGTTTTCTAATAAAAGAGCGATTTTCAGGGTAGTCTGGATTATCCTTTACAATCCGAGTTATTATCCAGTTTAATGCGTTTGCTTTATCCTTCTCTGGAATATCGCCCGGCACACTTTTTATAATAGTAGATTTAAGCGACGTGTAGGAGGCCTTCTTAAGGGGAGACATATCTTCAATTGATTCTTTACCAGTAATCAATCTCATAAATTTGGAATCATCCATGCGCTTTAGAGTTTCATCATATGAAAGCTCTAAAAGTAGGAATTTATATGTTTCATAGAACGTCTCCATATTTTTCAAATAAATATATTTATGGCAATTAATCCAAATAACCAAGATTATATATCTTCACCCCTCAATAAGTCCCTTGCAGATAAGTTTTTAATGGTATTAAAATTGCCTGAAGCTTTAAAGCCTATCAATGAAAAGTTTAGACGTGATAATAAGTCTATACAACTTGATACCCTGCAATTCTCCATTTGGGGGGCTGTAGTGCCTAAGATAAGTGTTCCTGCTGTAGATTTAAGATATATGGGCTCTAACTTTGTTATATCTTCCCATTCTTCTCCAATATGGGACCCTATAACAATTAAGTTTGAAGTAGACAACTTATGGTCTAACTACTGGGTAATATACCAATGGCTCAACCTAATGCGCAATGATAAAGCTGGTGTTATGGGAGGTATATCTGATAAGCAAAATTTAATCGATGGGGCCTCTCCTGTTAGAACCTATTCCTCTGATATGACAGTCTACGCTCTGGATGAGTATGAAGAGCCGCGCATAAAATGGACATACACTTATGCATTTCCTACAAATCTTGGAGAAATTACTTTTTCTGAAAGAGAAACTAAGCAAATTGAATGTAATTTTACGTTTCAATTCTCTCAATTATTCTGTGAACTTATATAAAGAAACTCGATTGATACAATAAATATACATTTTTTTTTTAAAAAAAATGCTTGAGTTCTTATAAATAGAATATATGAGAACAATACAATCCCCCGGAGTAGAGATCCGAGAATTTGATTTGACTAGTCGCTTGGCAACTTTCGCCGGCACCGATGTATTCGTCACTGGCTTTGCCGATAAAGGCCCTACCGACGAAGTCATTCGCCCTTCTAGTTTGAGAGAATTCGAGGCTATCTACGGCGTCCCTAAAACTGCTGCTGAACGATATTTTTATTATAGTGTTGACCCGCTTATAAGAGCTGGCGCGAACGTTTATGTTTCAAGAATGCCTTACGGGGCTAGCACCGGCGAGGGGTTTGGCTCTTATTATGGTGCGCTTGTTTATCCGGTTGTTGCGGTTACTCAAGACAATACCGCTCTCTCTACAAACTTAAATCAAACTTCAGGCACTTACGTTCTCGGCCAGCCGAAAGCGTTCAGCCTTACAAAGAGCCAGTATCTTGCATGCTTAGATGGGACTGGATTTACCTGGAACGCGACCGGGCTAAGCGGCGTCGGGGAAAGTGTAATTATTAATGCTAGCAGCACCACGCTTAGCTCGAGCGTGAGCTTTAACAGTGTTAGCTCATTTGGTTGCGCTGGCCTTGTTATCCTCAATAAAGGCCAAACAACCGTTAATCCGAGATTTGAAGGATATTATGTTGGTATTGCTGATAATACCAACTTTAATCCTGCAACACCATATAATTCTATTAGAAGCGTAAAAGTATTAACTACTTCTGCTGATAATACCGGCACATCTCTTAGCACTAATTTACCGGCTAATAGAATTAACTTTGCCCTTAGTGGCTCTAATACTTCTAGCGGAACGGTATCGGAAGTTATGGAGGGATTAGCTGGATTTGATATTTCTGATTCTAACTATAGCGATATACTTAACGTTGGAGTATTTAAATTGCGCCAATCAATATTTACCCCCGACACAATTAAGCTTGACTATGTTCTTGAAGATTCTGCTGCAGGATCTATAAGCTATGGACGACAAATTGGCGATCCTAATGGCGGTTCCCCGCTTCCGTTCTTTATTGAAGATAGAATTAATCCAATATCGAGAAACGTTACAGTACTCGTGAATGATTATATCAATAATAGAACTACTGGTAACACGGAAGGTCTTAATTCAAGCGGTATACCCTTAAAGAAAATACGGGTGTATAACAATAGTCTCGTCGAGACGTTAACTCCTTCCACGAGCGCATCCTTCGGTATTAACTCGGCATTGAAGAACAGCCTGTCCGGTCTTGGAGTTGCGGATAACTTAAACCCCATTGGTGCCTACTCGGACGAGACATTTACCAACAAGGATCTCGGATCTATTCCGTTGAAACTTGATCGTATTCTCGACCTCGTTCGCAATGATGAGATATATAATATAGACGTTTCTGTTGAAGCTGGTCTTGGCACCATATATGCTGCTTCTAAAGCACTTGGAACTTCCACGTTTGATGATACTGCTACTGGGACTGGGCTCGCGGCCGGGCTCGCCGCTCTTCAAACTACCGGGACGTATTCTGCTCCAGCAGATCCTTCTGACCTTAGAGGAAGCTACAATACAATATTCTCCAAGTTTCAGACATTCGCCGAGCTTGAGCGTAAGGATCACCTCTTTATTGCTGACCCGCTTCGTCACATATTCGTAACTGGTAATAACAATAAAACTATTAAAGACTCTAGCAAGAACTGGTCGCAGCATATATTTAGCGCTCTCAGACATCAGTTCAGCCTCGCTAATAGCTCTTATGCTACTACCTATGCTAACTGGGCAAGAGTGAACGATAAGTTCTCTGGTAGAGATATCTGGGTGCCGTTCTCTGGCATCGCAGCCTCTATTATGACTACTACCGATACTAATAACGATCCCTGGTGGGCCCCGGCCGGATTTACTAGAGGCCGGGTATTCGGTGTTAACGATATTGCTGTTGAGCCTAATCAAAAGCAAAGAGATGATCTTTATAAGTTCTCTCTTAACCCGATTACAGCGTTCAGAGAAGGTATTACCGTATTCGGTCAAAAGACCCTACAAAAAATGCCCGGCGCGTTTGATAGAATCAATGTACGTAGATTGTTCTTGTATCTTGAAAAGGTTACAAAAGCTACTTGTCGTTATTACGTCTTCGAACCCAACTCCATCTTTACTCGCACCCGTGTTAAGGATGATCTTAGACCTCTATTTGAGAGAGCTAAGAACAACGAAGGTGTTTACGATTATATCATTGTATGTGATGAAAGAAATAACACTCCTGATGTTATTGATCAAAACGAACTTATTATCGATATATATCTCAAGCCAGTTAGAGCTGCTGAGTTCATCTTAGTGAACTTCTACGCGAGCAGAACTGGAGCCGACTTCCAAGAGTTAATTGGGTAAGCTCTCAACTAAAAAGCCGGCTAAGTTCGCTTAGCCGGCTTTTTTATGTTTAAAGCTAAAGTATAATATATTATTCTATAATCTCAATATTACACTTGGCAATGCCGCGCCCGATAATTTGCAAGTCTCTCGCAGCGGCCTGAGATACATCTAATACTCTTCCAGCAATATAAGGCCCTCTATCAGTAATAACTACTGTAGTTTGTAGATCTGGATTATCTGCTCGAGAAACTTTTACTTTTGTATTAAAAGGTAAAGTCTTATGAGCAGCAGTTCTTAGAGAGTCATTCAGAGGTATGCCCGATGCTGTTGTTGTAGAGTTCGTTCTGGTTGAATAGTGCGAAACAATCCCGCTCTGATATAGAGTAGTTTTTACTTGCTCAGTCTGAACGCAGCTCGTGAGAGTTGCGAGGATTAGTGTGTATATTATCGTTTTCATATTTAAAATGGTGGAGGTGAGGGGAGTCGAACCCCTGTCCAGTACAATTTAACAAAATAACTTTCTCCATACTTATCTAAATTCTGGGTTTCAATGACAACAGGTCCCAGCGGCTTTAGAAGCCTATGTTTTTATGTCTACCTCCCGCGGAAAAGGTCCGCGAGAACCTCACTTCTATTTTATTATTGATATTCAGTGTGTCAATCATACTCATTGCTATACCCAAATACTTTAATGAGAATCCGTATTTGTTTTTTCACGCGGCAAGAAGAGCATCTTCTTCAACGTCAACGAGAAACTCGTCAGCATTGTTAAAGATATATTCAGCTTGCGCGAGAAGGTCTCCGTAATCTTCGTCGGCTGTTATTGTTTTTTAATCACTTTTACGAGTTAGATCATTCTCGGTATGCTTATTATTCTCTCAATCTACTGTCGAAACCAAATACACCCCCCTTTCTATAGAAGTATATAGTATCTTTTTACTTATTCAAGTACCATTTTACAGTATTTTTTATTCCTTCTTTAAAACTATATAGAGGCTTCCATCCTAATTCTCGCTCTATCTTAGAAGTATCAATAGCATATCGTAAATCATGCCCAGGGCGATCTTTAACATATGTTATTAGTTCTCGTCTATTTCTAAGATTTGTCTCTTGTTCAATAATTTCAAGTATTGTTTGAATGACTTCAATATTCTGCTTCTCCTCATTGCCTCCGATACAATATGTTTCACCGGATTTACCCTCATTGAAAACTTTATATAAGGCGCTGGCGTGGTCCTCAACATAGAGCCAGTCTCTAATCTGCTTTCCATCCCCATATACAGGCAATGGCTCGTTATTCAAAGCCTTATTAATAATACAAGGTATTAGTTTTTCACTATGCTGTCTAGGCCCATAGTTGTTTGAACAGTTAGTAATGACTGTATCTAGATCATATGTTCTATGATATGCTCTAACAAGATGGTCAGACGCTGCTTTAGAAGCAGAATAAGGTGAAGATGGATTATACCTTGTATCTTCGCTAAATTTATCGTCTGTAAGCTCTAAGTCCCCAAAAACCTCATCAGTGCTGACGTGATGAAATCTTACATCATTGCCGGTTTCGTTTTTATAACTTCTTATTGCTTCGAGCAGCTCGAATGTACCAATAATATTATTCTCAATAAAGGGTCGCGGAGAGTTTATTGAGCGGTCAACGTGAGACTCAGCAGCGAGATGAATGACGCCTATAGGATTACGCGTGTGTAAGAGGTATCTAAGATAATATCTATTCTGTATACACTCCTCGACTAACTCAACGCGAGAGGAGGTTTTAGAGAGATTAGATACATAGTCATTACTAGCGTATGTAAGTTTATCGATGACGATAATATGATAGTCGGTATTCTCGAGGAAGTACTCTACCACAGCGCTACCTATAAAACCGGCCCCGCCGGTTACTATAATGTTTTCCATAGTTGTTTTGTTATGGGGGCTTTTTTCTCACCCACCACAACGTAATTTACTTCCAGATAATCCTAAATCAACTCAGATTATTTCCTCGTCCTCGAATTCAGCAATTATATCGTTGAGCTTCTCCGCGCAGCCCCATAGAGCATCCTCTGTCGCTGAGCACCACTCATCGGTCTCTTGATTCTCGCTACATTCAAAGTTTTCCCACTCCTCAACTAAGGTTTTAAGTTTATCAATAATAGTGCTAGTATCCATATAGGATATTTAGCTATTTTATCAACTATTTTTTATAAAAAAGAAGCAAATTGAATAAATAATAGTATGGCACAGACTATACAAACTTTCTTCCAAGAGGCTATCCAGAGAGACTTTTCCCGGGACTTTCTTTTTAGAGTTCAAAACGTAAATTTCGGGCCCGGGGGACCCGTTTTGGCGGACAATGATTTGGTATATGCTAGAACAGCAGCTTTGCCCGAGAGAACAATAGGAGATGTCGGGGTTAAGTACCGCGGTCTCGAGTTTCACGTCCCTGGATCGGTTACATATGGCAGCGCCAATGGGTTTACGCTTGATTTTTATTGCGACGCAGATATTAGATTAAGAGAAATACTTCTAGCTGAATCGCGTCGGGTGTTTAACGATCAAACTACGACTGGCGACTATCGCATTGCCGGGGCAGGAGCGTCTATTACTCTTCAGCAAATAAATAAAGCACTACAGCCTATAATGGAGTACAAATTAATAGGTTGCTCCATCCGGCAGGTAGGGCCTGTAGCATACGACATGGCCGGGGGCAGTGGTCAGGTCGCGACCTTTACCACTACGATGGCTTATCACTACTTCACAGAAGAGCGGGTAGGTACGGCCGAGCTTCCCATTATAGGTGGCGCAGCCGCGATACCTACTCGATAAAGTAGATATACATATTAAATATATGTATGTCGAATGCTATTTCCCATTTTGTTGATTTATTAGATAACTGGAGTTATCATTATCCGCTACCCTCTCAGTGGGCGGTGGAAATACCTCTACCTAGCGGAATTAGCCAATCTCTTGAGGGTGATATACAAGAACTTGAACATCCGGAATGGGAAATAAATACCGCTCTGTCGGAGCTTACTAAGTATGAAGTACTTAAAAAGGATAATATACATTGCTTTTTTGTTGACAGCGTTCAACTTCAACCAGAGAACGCAGGAGCAACGTCGACATCCATTGGCGACGGGGGCAATATAAATGGGGGGATAATACCGGGGCTATATTCTACAGGCAGAGCGGATTTCGCTAGCAGGGCACTAACAATTACATTTAGAGAGACTGCCCATTCTTTCGCAGATTTCGTTATAAGGCCTTGGATTATTTTAGCCGCCCATTTAGGGAGAATAGCGGATAGAAACAATGAAATAAAAACAAATATAACTGTTTACAGTTATGGTAAATCAAAAGAATCAAGCCAAACTACTCCCCCTATAAGAAAGATTCATAGATATTATGGCTGTATACCTGCCAAGGTTGCCGCTCTCGATTTGAAATATGACGATGGATTGATGACATATTCAACGGAGTGGTATTTTGATAGATACTCGATTTCTTCAAGCGGTTCTTAAATCAGTATGTTTTATATATCTACATATTTACCGCGTATTGGTAAAACAGCTAAATTAAAAGAGTTTACAAATAGGGATTATTTTTCCCTATCTAAATTCTATCATAACAAGGATACTAAGGGTATAGTAGACTTTTTTAATAATAAATTACAGGATTTAATTATTAATAAAGAGCTATATTGCGAACTTACTTGTGTTGAAAAATTTAATATCTGGCTCGATTTATATTACAATTGCTTACACGAAAATATATCGCTTTTCTCAAAATCTATAAATGACCACATTAATATAAAGATTACTGAATTAATTAATAATGTTAATAATTTATATCAAGTTGAAGAAAGGGATATTACGGTAGGTAATATTGTCATTACGCTAAATACACCTTTTTCATTATATATTGATAATACTGACGATATTTTTTCTAATATAATTTATTCAATAAAATCGGATGACAAGGTTTATTATTTTCAAAACTTTACCCAAGAGGAAAAAAATTTATTTTTATCGTCATTGCCTGTAGATTTATTCGATACAATAATAAATTATTACAAATCTCTAAATAAGGAAACCTTCGATATTTTGCCGCAATCTGAAAGAATATCATTTGATCCTATTGAGCTGTCAGCAACAAACGGAGCGATGTTTGCCTTTTTAAAATCTATATTTGATACAGAATTAAGAACTCACTATAGCAATGCTCTATTTTTTACAAAACAGCTTAATGGTAATCTCGATTCTTACTATGATATGACTTATAAAGACTTTATTGCCTTATATAAAATTTTTGAGAGTAATATGAAGGCAGAAAGAAAAGACTTGAATATGCCTGCCGAGTAAATAAGTAAAACTATATGAATAGCCCCTCTTCCTTGCTCGAAAAACTTTCTAAGATAAGCAACGAAAATACTATAAGCGTTTTCGTTCCGAGCGCAAATAGAGATATTAAATTTAAAGCCTTAAATATTAAGCAGCAAAAAGACTTAATTAAAACAGCACTTGATGGTGCTGCTGCGGGAGCTACCTTAAATCAGGTTTTAAATGACATCATTATATCTAATTCAACCGAGCAATTTGAATTTAAGGTTTATGATAGATATGCTATCATAATGGCATTACGTAGCGCATCCATTGGAGATAGCTTTATCCATAAGAGCGAGGATGTAAGGCTATCAAAAATACTTAAACAATGTATTAAGGCCTATAAACAGAAGGAATTTGAAGAGAGTAAATTAATTGATTATCATGTTATTAAAGCTCAGCTCGAATTACCTACTATATCGAGAGATTCTAAAATTAATGAAAGGTTTATTAAGTTCGCAAAATCTCGAGACAATAGCGAGAACTACGGAGAGGCGGTCGGAAACCTATATGTATATGAGATTATTAAATTTATTAAATCCATACAGATTGAAGGAGAAGAGGATGTTTATGAGTTTGAAAACATATCTGTGAAGGATTGCGCTGCTGTTGTTGAGAGCTTGCCAGCGTCTCTTAATACAAAAATTATTGAATATATTGAAAGCGTTCGATCTATTGAGAATGGATTTATTGAAACAGAAAATGGTCAGCTCGAAATTAACGCTGCTTTCTTTACTAAGGCATAAATATATATGTGCCACCAGAAGTAAGTAAATTAATAGCTGCTGTAACCACTCTCGTATCTGCTCTAAACGAGAGTGCTGGCGTTGTTACGCCTGGAGTGGCCTCTGCGGGGGTAGATGATCGGGTAAATAGTAAAAAAGAGAAGGTAGCTTCTGCCCCTGGTCTTCTTGTTAGATTTAACGAGCCTCAAGCAAACGATAGAGCGTGGGGTAGTATAGCAAAGATTTTTGCTAAAAACTTTATAGAGGCGACGAAAAAGCCAGATTATGGAGATGAATCTACTGCGGCTGTGCCTGCTATAATCCAACAGACTGCTGTTGTTCAAGAGAAAACGCAAGAGGGGTTTTTCAGTAAATTAATGAAATTTCTACTACCGGTGCTCGCACTCGTGGGCGGTATTGGTCTTTCTATCGCTGCGCTGTTTCAAGGGCCAGGCGTATTAGGGAACACTCTCAATCTAGTGGGTAAGTTGTTCGCTACTATAGGGCAGAATTACATAACAAAAATAGGTAATAAGTTATTATCCTTAGGAGACGATTTTATTAAAGGATTATCTAATCTCGCTGAAGGGGGATTAAAATTGCTCGGAATTGGAGGAACTGGATCGCTTGGTAAAATGTTCGGGGGGATTGCTGCTAAGGTAGGAGGATTTCTTTTGAAGGCGGCAAAGTTTATTCCTTTTTTAGGAGCCGCTGTTTCATTCTATTTTGCATATCAAAGATTTCAATCAGGAGACTATGTGGGGATGGGCTTGGAGATAGCGTCCGGTATACTCAACCTTATCCCTGGATTCGGATGGATTGCCTCGGCAATCGTTGATGTTATAAATATTACCAGGGATTTTACCACAACTGAAGAGGAAAGGGCTGCGGGAGGAACGGGAATATTTAGCAAATTATTCGGAGGAATTAAAGAGTGGTTTAAGGCAAATGGAATGACGATTCTTAAATCTTTACCCGTTGTAGGGTCAATATTGTATTTCCAAGAAGCATATAACGCCGGATTTACCACTCCAGAGGGTATCAAGAAAACAATGATTGCGTTCGCAAGTATATTAGGAGCCGGCCCTCTTATGGAAAAGGCTATTAATGGTTTGTTTTCTCTCTTCGGTGAGAAAGAGGGCGAACAGTTAGAGCCAGCAGCGCCCTCCGCTGGCGGTAAATCTTTTTTTCAAATTGCTAAAGAGTTTGTTATTAAATCGATTAATAAGCTGCCATATTTTCTTAGAAAGCCTTTAGAGTGGCTCGGTATAATTCAGTCAGCAGAATCTGAATCTGAGGAAAGCTGGATGTCTCAAGGCATTGATAAATCCAAAGAGGCTGGTAAGCAGGTATTAGAAAAAATGTCTGAGTTCGGGTCGGGAATTAAAGACTGGTTTTCATCTGGACTATCGAGAGCGAAAGAAACAGGTAATCAAGTATTAGAAAAAATGTCCGAGTTTAGCTCAGGGGTTAATTCTTGGTTTGCGGAAAAATTAACCGAAAGTAGAGAGAAGGCTCAAAAAATAATTTCCAATATTTCTAAAGTAGGGGAAACGATATTGGCCGCCGCGAAAGAATCTATTAATACTATAAAAAATGGGATTAATACTGCAATACAGCAATTAGAAACTTTTTTAATGCCTGTATTTATTGAAATAAAAGAAATAGCTGATAGACTTTTCGGATGGATAAAGGGTATTTTTACTTTTATAAAAAACAAATGGAATGGGATAGAGGACAGGAAACCAGAGGAACCGGAGGAGGGCGGCACTCCACCCTCACCGACCCCAGAGCCGAACCCAACCTCGGCCTCTCCTGTTCCAGCTACCCTAACTACGGTAATAAATTTTCCAGAAATAATAAATATTAAAAACGACGATTTAAAACTTATTAGTAGTAGTTCTTTGCTGCAAGTAGAGTTATTAAGATCACTAGTAACTAAGCTGGATAATATATCAATTCCGGCTGCAGCATCAACGGCGGCGCCGTCAGCTCCAGCGACCCCAACTGCAAGTAATGGAGGGTCTTTAAACAGAGGGTTTATAGGATCTTCTCTTCTAACACAGGGCACAATAGGAAGTATTGCATAATATGGCTCTATTTGAAAAAGTTGAATTACCGGTACAAAAAAATATGATATCCTCTGGTATTATATTGAAGCCAGGCACTATAAAATCCTCCTCGCAAGCCTCATATACTCAACCGACAAGTGGGCCATCAATATCTAGTAAATCCCAGCAACCTGTTGACGCAGAGAGCGCCACTACCAATATACCAGCCAAGAATATTAATTTTGTAGAGAACTATAAAAATTGGTGTGTTTCTCCGGTTTTAAATGATATTTATAAGCAGGATATAAAACTACCGATAATACACTTTAAGGAATATAGACTATTAAGTAGTACTCTATGGGAGCAATTAAAGTATTTTTCCTTTTTAGCGATCACTGCTCCCGATCAGGCGGCGGTTGATCTTGCGAGGTTTTTAAAAAAAGATCCGAGCGTCGTGGATAAAGGTGCGGCGGCTGAGCAGAATAGCGTCGAAGAGCTGGATCCAGACGATGAGAATTTTATAATACACAGTCTAAAAGCCACTCAAGGTGTTATTAATGATACTTTTTCTGCTGTAGGGCAGATTCTTAATAAACTTAAAATTGATACACCTGATATGTCAAGAGCGAACGCGGATGATCCGTATGAGGGACTATATAGCCCGGAGGAGACTAAATTTAATTATACCTTTCCGTATTATACGTCGCTTTTAAAGAGCAAAGACTCGAGCTTTTCAGAAGGATACTCGGGAGACGGTAAGGGAGCATTGCCTACATTTTTAGATAATTTATCTAACAAATATAAAGCGAGAGATCCTAAAAAAGGGGCGAGGGCGCTTGTAGAGCCGGGGATGTACATCGAAAAGACTCAATTTTATAATTTTGGCAAAAATGAAGAAAGCATAAGTTTTTCCTTCCCCCTGCTTAATACTATATCTCAAGAGCAAATAAATGAAAACTATCAATTTTTATTTTTGCTTATATACCAGAACACAATGTATAGAAAAGATAGATCAGCCTTTATACCCCCTTGCATATACGAGGTATTAGTTCCGGGCACTAGATATATAAAATGGGCTTATATATCTAGATTAAGCGTCAGCTTTCTCGGGACCCGGAGAATGGTAGAAGTAGATTCAGGTATCGGGGTGTTTAAAACTATTGTTCCTGAGGCATATAATGTAAACATAACAGTAACGGGTCTTCATGAAGAAGCAGGTAATTTCTTAATAAGATCTGCGGCAAATAACTTTAGCGATATTAAAATACGAGATATAACTTCTTCGCAGAGTTTGATACCACCGCCTGACGAAGCGATCCCGCAAAGCGAGCCCGTACCAGCCATCTCTGATAGAATCCCTCTCCAGCCCGCGACGTCGCCGCCGCCCCCGGAGCCGATACGTCCAATACCGAACATCCTACCACCACTTACCTAATGGCTAATTATAAAATAGTTAAAGACGAGAAGCTACAAATACCGGTAGCTGTGCCTTCTTACGCAGGAGGCGAGTCAATAACTGATGTATTTAATAATAGATCTAAAGCGCCTACTACCGGTATAACAGCGCCTGCTCCTGTAGCGACGGAAAAAACAGCCGTTGAGGTAAAAATGTCTGTAATAGATGTCGTTAAAAATTATGATTGGAAAGTTTCGCCAAATAGCGATATTGTAGAACACCCCTATATTATACTTAAAGAATATAGAATACACAAGTCCCCGCTTCTTGCTCAACTATCATATACTGTAAAGGCGGGTGCTGAAAATTTAGCGGGGGGCATTAAGGCTGTTACTAGTCTTGTTGGCGATGGCGAGAAAAAGTCGGATGCGTTGTCTATTGAGGGGATACTAAATTTACTAGGCGAGGGAGCTGAATTTTTAGGGAAGGGTGTGGAAGTGGTATTGGGTGCGATCGAGGATGAAGTCGGCGCGGTGGAGATCGAAGAGCTTGAAGGAGTTTTAAAACCTTTTCAAGGACTATATTACCTAAAACAAACAAATTTTACTTATAAGCTACCGTATTTTTCAGGAAAGATGATTGAGCGGGGTAGTAGTTGGGGCGAGAGTTACTCAGGCGACAGCGCAGCGGGCTTCGAGTCATTAGTGCAGGAAGGCGTGAATTTTGTCGCGAAGTATGGAGCGGGCGTCCCAGCTTTAGGAGCATACGCAGAGCCCGGGTTATATATCGAGAGAGCCAAGTATTTTCAGCCTGTGCCTGGTCAGGACCCTATAACAGTTAAATTTCCTCTTTTAAATACTCTTAATTCGGAGAGTATTCAGAAAAATTTTAATCTAATTTGGTTATTATGTTTTCAAAATAGTTCTATGAGGCGAAATAAAACAGATGTTTTTCCTCCGTGTATATATAGAGTATTAATACCTGGGGTTAGATTCTTATTATACGCCTCTATTCAAAATGTAACCATTGAATATGTCGGAACAAGAAGGCGTATGCCGATCGTTCATCCTGCAACTGGAGAAACTATCGATATCGCTATACCGGAAGCATATAATGTTGAGATAACTATAAATAGTTTAACTACTGAGTGTGGCAATTTCTTACTTAAGTCCTTAACCAATAATTTATAATAAATATTATTATGATCAATCAATTGAATCAAAATGATATTTCTTTATTGACCCCTCTATCGCGGGACAGATATGAAAATATCTTTAAGGTATATCAGCAAGAAAAAGATTCATCTAAATATTACTTTTATAATATTTTAACTAAGGTAACTATTGATACCGAGAACATCGCACCTGAGGTATTTAAATATATTAAGGTAGAAAGAAGACTTCCGTGGACATCTATTAGTTATCAGGAATATAAAACCCAGTATCTGTGGTGGCTTATTTTATTAACTAACGGTATAACCAATCCTATAATTTTGCCAAAAATAGGAGATGTTTTGCGTATAGTGAGGCGAGAGTATGTTAGTGAAATATTAGGCCAAATTAACGCTTAATGAACGATTTATATCAAAAAGTAACTCTTGACGGGGATAGAGCGTTTGAATTTGCTTTTAGCATTCAAACGAGTAATAGATTAGTACAGATATCACAAAGTACCATAATTTACCTAGAGATACAGGAATCTATCTTTAACGGGTTCCCGGAAGGTATAGCTGTCTTAGATAATAATACTGGCGCTCTAGATAACGTATTTACCTTTAGTGGGGATAATACTACGGATTTAATTTTGTTTTCTATCATTCCCGAAAATCAGGGATCGAAGGAAAATTATATGATTAAAGAATTATTTTCTATATATAAAATAGAAGATGTGCCGGTAGGGGAATCTCCTCAAGGGGCTAAAAAATTATATTTTAGAAACGCGCTCGCAAATGAATTACACACTAAAAAGAACTCATTAACAGTGGCAGATTTTTTTGATGGAGATGTATTCAATCTCTCGGACAATGAGCGAGCGGTAAAGACAGGAGACATCTTAAAGAAACTTTTAGGTAAGGATAATAGACCGGAAGTACCGAGAACGGCTGATTTTAAAATTGATGATCAAAATTGGGATGAAGGTAAATACTCTATATATCCCAATTGGTGCCCGGGAACAGAAACGTTATTTGATTCAATTCAAAAGGTTTATAAAAAGCATGTAAGCTCTGAGGCCCCTTTCGATAAATGTTATTTAAGATATGATAGATTTAAAAGAGAGTTATCTTTAATGTCGATGAGTAAGTTACTTATGCTTAACAAGGACGACCCTACTAATTTTTTTATTGAAAACCTTGTAATGGGGACCTTGGGTGATGCGCCGATGCCCGATAGCAGCTCAAAGGACGAGCCGGTAGAAATAGAGTCCGCGGCTCCTATGCCAGAAGTTTCTACCGGCGATACTCTGTTAGATATTTCCAATATTAGATCGTTCAAATTTAACGATCTTTGCGCAGACGTACTAGAAAAGGACTTCATTATAACTATACCTACAGTCGTAGGATTTGATAATACCACAAGACTTAACTTGGGCGAAGAAGATATAAAAAAAGAGATTTTTAAGGATTACGAAAAGTATTATGTACAAGATCCTTTTAAGGATAAAGTAGATAATAAAAAACCTCTACCCCCTATACTGTGGCACTCGTTTAGAAAAAAAATAACAACCCAATATAACAAAGTGTTAGTAACACCATATAAGTCTTGGGATCATGCTTATGATGTAGAGGTAAGAGCTAATATACTAAGCTTACTGTTATTTAAAGGTCTGACCAGCACTATATCTCTAAGAGGCGCTACCCACAGGACAGTAGGCAAATTTGTAGATATTGAATTAAAAGATACTTTTGTAACTAACAAATTTACTAAAATACCTGGTAGGTGGTTAGTTACTGAATGTTCTCATATATTTACAAGAGATAAATACTGGAACAGCTTAAACTGCGTTAAAACATATAGAAACTTCTAATGGAAGAATATAAAACAAATCAGCATTATAATTTCTCAATAGGTCTCCCTATTGAGTATTATGATGAGCATATTACAAATAGTAGAGATCCTAATGACACTACGCTGATAACTTTATCCAGGCTATTTAGAAGTATTGTAGGGGCAGAGGACCCATACGCGGAAGCGCTTAAATTCGCAAATTACTTAATTGAAAATGGTGTCAATCTATTTCCCTGTATAATACAATTTTACGTTGATAAATTTAAAAGCTTGCCGGTTAAGATTCAATCTTATGTTATAGACAATACCCCTACTACTAATAACTATTTTAGAGATGATAGCGGGTCTGATAAAATATCCTTTTTAGCCAATACAGAGGAGTATAGGACAATATCCTCCTGCGTAATGTCTGTTAGCAGTCAAGCACCGCAAACAACAATATCTAATCATATTAAAAATAAAATTTCACCCACAGTATTTTTAGAGACTGTTTCGCTGTCTATGATGGTCGAAAATATGGTTAAAAACTCCCAAGCCACTCCCGTGGATCAAACTACCTATAACACAATTTCTCAAAACACTCATAATAACTTTAGAACCATTACCCCCACAACTAATCATGTCGAAGCGGCCAAACAATCAAAGAGTACTATTGAAGCAGACTCCTACAAGAAATTTGATGACTGCTATAGATTAAATAGAGAATATATTTTTAAATCTAATCCATATGATATATCGCATCGGCAAGATAATATAGCCGAATATATGGAGGATACAAATAATGATATAGTAGGTAGCGATAAAACGGCAGTATATACAACAGCGGGAAATAGACCTCTCAGTAATACCTTAAAGGTTCAGGATCTTTACTCTGTAATGCCGACCGCTCGCGAGGAGTCGAATACTCTATCTAAAACGGAAAAAGAGGCGAAGTCGCCGATTGCTGGCGAATCAGGAACATATACGAGCAAACAAAATAATGCAGCGGGTAAAGATCCTATAAAGACATATAGTATTGAAAAACTTAAGAAGTAGTTTAATCTTCTACGATTTTACTCTCCACCTCAATAGCTTTAGGGTTATCGGAGGACTCTATCAGAGCCTTGATTGCTTCTTCTCGCGATAATAATAGTCGCGCCCCTATCTCTTTATCTGTCTGTATCTGCTGACTCTCTATCTTCATTTTAGCAATCTCTTTTGAAGAGTTATTTTTTTCGCGAGAGGTCATTATGCGCTGAAGAATATCAATCGAAGATGTTGCGGACTTTATTAGAGAAGCCAATGCCTCAGTACTTTCCGCATCAGGCGCTGAGTCTATAAAATCCTTCATATTCTCGATAGACTCTACACTATCCTTTACAAGTTTCCCGGTATACTTTAAAAGAAACTCTTCCAAGTTTTCGCTTGAGAGTTCCAGCCCATCATCTCTCACTTTCTTTTCGCGAGGAAAATCGGAAAGCTGTTTTAATAAATCATCTACAGAGTTATCGTCCACATTTTTTATTTAACAATATATTTGACTTTTACCACTACTATAGTATATTCTATTATGAAGTTAGAACTTATTAAAACTCATGAGAATGCTATTTTACCCTCACAGAATAATACAGCGCAAGACGGAACCGGAGATACGGGATATGATTTATATGCTGTAGAGGATGTACTTATTCCTGGAATTCAGGTTGATACAAAGACTCAAGTAGGGGATATTAACAGCGCGGTTGTGCCTGTAGGTCTTGAGATAGGATATATAGAGCCGGGATATTGGCTGCGAATAGAAGGCAGGTCAGGCCTCGGATTTAAACACGGAATTCAACCTCATTTTGGTATTATTGATAATCAATATAGAGGAGGCCTTGGCGTGAAGCTTTATAATCTAACGAGCAATGATTATCAGATCAAAGCAGGAGATAAGGTTGCGCAGATTGTAGGGTATAAGCTTATTGAAATGAATATTGAATTTACAGATACTAAATCTGATTCTACGCGCGGAGAAAAGGGATTCGGTTCTTCGGGAAGATAATATGAAACTAAATGATATCTGGTGCGAGAAGTATCGCCCGCAAACTATTGATGAGGTGGTTCTTTGCGAAAGTGCGAGAAACCAACTTAACAGCATTGCTGATAATAAATCTATACCGCATCTACTCCTACAAGGACCTGCTGGTATTGGTAAAACATCTACAGCAAAGATTATTGTAAATGATATTCTTAAATGTCAATATATCTATATTAACGCGAGCGATGAAAGCGGTATTGATACTGTAAGAACTAAGATTGTTGGATTCTCTAAAACTAAGAGTATCGACGGTAATATCAAAGTTGTAATCCTTGATGAGGCTGATGGTATTTCAGGAGAGGGTCAGCG